AACGTGTGTCCAAGCGTGATGCTCTTGGTTGATTCGACGGTGTTCGTGCTGACAAGCTTGTTCTGCCATGGCGTATGACTCGTAGGATTAACAACGATATTTGTTCCGTTTGCCATCGCTGTCAGGGCATCCAGCAGGATGGTTGCATCGCCTGCCTTGACGGGCTTGATGAGCGTTCGGGCCCCACCAAGCAACGTCACCCGATCACCCGACGCCGTGGCGAACCCGGCCGCAACCGTGAGCGTGATGTTCGTGGTGGACACGCCAGCCGTGTCAATGATGCGGACTGCTGCCAGCCCGCGCGTGGTTGAGATCAGCACGATGTCGGCCGCATCGAACCCATTGGTAGTCGCCACGTTCAAACTTAATCCGTCAAAAGCCGTAACGCCGGTTGTGGTCGTGGTGTTCGTCACAGTGTAATACACCTTGTCACCAATCTCGGCCACCGTCTGTGCCGGGTCACGCAGCGAATAACGGAAACGATTCGCCGTGGCCACACTCGAAACTGTATTCGTCAGGAAACCAGCCCCGCCCCGATCCAGCACCACGATGTCGCTGCCCGCCAATCCGGTCACGCCGTCCGTGAATAGCACGGTTGCGCTATCCGATGCCGCCGACTGTACGGTATACGCCACCGTCAACCGTTCGCGCACCTTGTCGCCCACGGCCAGATTTGTGCCGAGCAAAGTTTGAAACGTGATCGTCTTGTTGGTCTGGTAAACATTCGTTTGCACAGTCGCAGCTACCACCGTTCCCGCCGCGTTCTGGGCTAATAACACGTCATTGCTGGCGAACGTCACGCCCGTCTTGGCGAATACCAGATTGCTGGCCGAAGTCGCTGCCGCCTTGAGCAAGGGCAAGCGGGTCGTGCCGGCCAGCAAGGTCAACTTGTTAGCGGCGTTATCACCCGTCAGATCGTAGGAAACGATTCGCAGCGCATAGGCATCGTCACCCTTGAAATACACGACGGGCGCATTCGTGCCCGTGGCAGATTTATTGACGAGGCCCGGCTGCGCCGACACGCTCACGGCCACCAAGAGGGCCAGACTTAGAAGCAGGTTTTTCATTTGATTCGAGAAAGTAAATTGTTGGTTTTTGGGGGTGAGACATTCATTGTCCCACCCCCAACTGTCGTCACTGATTAGCCGAGGGTCAACACCGTCAGCGGCTTGAAGCCAGCCGGGTTGCCCGTGGGAACGCGGGTCTTGACGCCCGCCCGCATGATGCTGCGGAAACCGATCTGGTTTTCCGCGAACTTGATATGCTCACTCTGCGCAAGCTCGATGTCGGAACGAATCGCCACCACCTGCGCGGCAGGATCACCAAACACCGCGACCTTCGCCCCGGTGCTGTCCGTGGACGGCGCGGCGGTAACTGGCACAACGGGATACCCGAAGATGCTGCCGATGGTCGAGGACGGGGTTTCCAGAGCGGTCTGGAAGATGGGCCGGCCATTGCTGTCCACGATGATCGCAACCTTGGCGCGTATCTGCGGGTGCATCCACCATTTGCATTGACGCTTGAGGACGCCAACGCTGACTGTGGTGAGACACTTCTCCCAATCCGCCAACGTGGTCGTTGCAACAGACGTGTGAGACGTAGCCGTGGTAGCCAAACCAGTGTGAACACTCGCCACTAACTGGAAGATTCCGTAATAACCCGCATCCGTCGCGTCCGCCGTGCCGTCTGAGTTGAACGCAGTCTCGTCGAGCAACTGGGCAATGCTCATCGCCAAGTCACGAACGATAACACTGCTCATGTCAATCGTGCTGTCCGCCAACTGTTCGCGTGATGCATAGAGGATCACGCCCATCGTTTGGATGGACAATGTAACCGCCGAGCCAGTGTAATCCGCTGCGGCAATCGCCGTGCCTTCCGTGGCCGCTGCGCCTGCGCCATACCAAGCCGCTGCCGGGCGTGCGGAGATGAGCGGTAACGAGTTCGTCCGCGCACCGACGCGCATCACATTGAGCGAGTTGTAATCGCCGTATTCAGCCAGGACTCCATACATGTCGGTAATATATTCCGTGGGAATGAGGGCCGTGCCGAGCGAGCTGTCCACGCCGGTCAAAGCCTTTTCCAGATGCTCCGGCAATTTCGCATTTGGAAAAGCCAGACGACGTGCGAGGCCATTGAAGAAGTTCCGCTTGTCCGGGTCACTGAGGAAGCGTTCCACGGGGTCACCGAAGGAACTGCGGGCTTCACGCCGAGTGAGTGCGTCAAGTGTTGCAAGGCTTTTGGTGATGGCCTTCACTTCCGAGTCCAGGCCGTTGGCCGTGTTCTTCAGCTTGGTCAGGTCTTCCATGCCCGCCTTGATTTCCTTCGGCCAGCGCGACTGGTCGGAGATGATTTGTTCCGCCGGCGTCAAACTCTTGAGCGTCGCGATTTCTTTTTGCGCGGCTTCGAGGCCGCCGAGGACGGTGTTCTGGAAGTCCAGTTCCGTCATGGCATCAGTCAATTTCATAATCGTTTTATCGTTGTTTGCAGTTTTTCAAGGAAGGCCGAACGCTGACGGGCGCGTTGGGCATTGGCGTGCTCGTCCTGAACGGCCAATGCCCCGCTGTTGCGTTTGGCAAACTCCCCGGAAATCAAATCAAGGTCGGCATCGTTCAAGACGCCCGCCTTGTAGCCCTTGGCCAGCGCGTTCGGATTCGCGCCAATGACCACGGCTGAAAGTTCAATCTGTTCCTGCTCGGTGTAGATCGCACGCACGGGCGCATTGTCGGCAAGGCCCATGTCCTTCAACTGCTCATTGAAACCCTTGGTGTCAGAGTGCGGCGTCAGCGTCTTGACCGGCCAGAAGCCCACCGACACGGCCTTGAGATAGCCAGCCTCGGTCATCTTCCAACCGAGTTGCGCGACCTTGTTCTCGGCTACATCAATCGCCCACTTCACCGTTTCCACCAGTTGCTTGCCGACCACGCGGAAGTCAATCACCTTGCCCAGCATATTCTCGATGCGGCTGTATTCATGGCTGTCCACGAAGGGCGCGTTCTTGGCAAAGAAATTAAAGCGCCAGCCATTCGCGCGGATCACTTCGCGGTAGCTGTCAATCGTTTCGTCGCTGGCCACGTATTCGGCCAAGCCCTGCTTGGAATCGAGCACGCGTATTTCCGGGTGAATGGTGCGAATGAGTTTCGTCATAGGACAATCAATGTCTTACCACATAGGACAATCAATGTCCAATACTGGGCAAAAATAAAAGCGTTCATGGGTTGTCCGTTACCTTCGTTGCGACACATAGGCAAAAGCAGTTGATGACGTTCCACGGCTGGCCGTTCACGTCGCTGGGGTGCGAGATGTAATCCACTTCGCCCGTCTCCGGGTTCTCCACCGCGAACTTGTCTTGGAACGGGATCGTCTCGCCTTCCATCGCTTGATGAGCCGGGCGCACGTTGGCATTGCGACTGGTCAGCCAGCGCTTGCCTGTCACCCCAACCTTGTCCATGGCTGCGTGATTGGCCGTGCCATAGGCTGCGCTTGTCTCGGTTTGGGCGATGACCCTTGCCCGGCCTTTGCTGATGTCGTTGAACTCAGCCCGAACGCGCTTGGCTATGTCCGTCATGGGATCCCCCTCGTTGATGCCATCTTGAATCGCCCCGGAGATTTGCTGGAAGATGTCGGGCGGGATGTTTCGCATCTTGTTCTCACGATCCTGGAAAAACGAGATGGCTTCCGGGTTTGGCATCGTCCACGGGTCTTTGATACCAAGAGCCGCCATAACCTGCTCGCCACCGGCTTGCAGCGCGTCGGCGGCCACGGCCTTCATCGCAGAATTGAATGACGACGTGAACTGGTTCAGGTCGAACATGAAATGATCGGCCAGCGCCTTGGTCGTGATGCCCTTGGCAGCGGACGCAATGAGCTTGCCGAGGACTTGCCGCCGGGCATCCATCAAAACCCGATTGAACTTGGACTCGTATTGCCGCACCGTGGCCCGCCTTGGTGCCATCATGTTTTTCCATAAGCGCGTGTCCTGGGAGTCGCCCGCTTTGACTTCAAGATCGTTCCAGTCCACTGAGCAGGTGCAGGGGTGGTGAACCTTGCGGCCAAGCTGACGCCGGGCAAACGCCTCCTCGACCATCTCGGCAGGGGTAGCGGGTGGCAAGGCGACGGGCGGGGGTGTTTCGCCTAGTGCCGGGTCTTTGGACGCATCGGCCAACGGATCGAAGGGTGACACGCTGAACGGCATGAAGCCCACATCGCTGCCGGCGTATTCGGGCAGGTCAAGGTTGAGATAATCAGACACGTCATCCATCGGCATCCCCGTGTTCCAGAGCTTGATGGCTGCGTCAATGCGCTCACGCCTGACCTGTTGCATGGTGGAATGATCGTCCCAATCCAATTCGCCCATGACCGGCTGCGCGATAAGTTTCTCGGAAATGCGCGATAATGTTGAGGTGATCTTGTACCCGAGCGGCTTGCACGTTTCCTCGATCAGGATGTAACGGTCTGAAGCTGCGCCCACGCTGTAACTGGCTACGGGATCGAAGAACGAAGGCGGGACACCAAAAGCAATGGCTATCTCTTGGCGCGCGGCTTGCCGTTGCGCCACGAATGCGGCGTCCACGGCACGCACCTTGGGGTCCTCAATCGTGATGTCGCCGGTCAGGAACACCGGGCGGAAGATGCCCCGTTGCTGCGCGGCCCTCTTCTCTCTTAGTTGCGACACGATCTGCTCACGCTGGCGTTGGTCGAGTAAGCCTTGCTTGGCCACGACGAACACGCCTTGATCGCCGTTCGCTTCTGCCGTGTTCTTGGCGTAGAGGCCAGCCGCGTAATCACCGCCCGCCGCGATCATGGCCGCGTCAAGCGGTGCAAGTCCGCGATATTCGTTGTAGGGATTGAACAGCTTGATCTGGTAAACCTGTTCCAGTGGCAGGTTGTGGCGCTTGCCGTTGGCATCGGTCAGTTCCCAGCCCATCAAGCGCAGGCCCGACACGAGCGGACGCATCTTGTCCGGGCGACCAATCAGGAGCGGGGTGAAGCCACCAAACGGCGCAACCTCGGGGAAAGGCACGGCCCAAGTGTCGTCTTGCAACAGGAACACCTCGCCTGAGAGCAGCAGCCACTTGGCGCAGATTTCGAGAAAGTCCGATTGCGGGATGCGCGTTCCGTCACAATTCAACGCCGGCGCACGCCAAAACTCGTCCAGTTGCGGGTTCTCAATCTCCTCGCCTTCCATATCCAGCCAGCACAATTCAACGGCGGAGATAGGCCCGGCCACCTTGGACACCGCAGCATGAACCCAGACGCTTTGCGCGTAGGGCATGGTCAAGCCGGCGGCTGCGCCTTCAATGGGCGGGACGTGATCGAACCAAGATGTGGGGAGGCCGGAGGTGGGGGAGCGCAGGACATAGGACAAAGCCTGTCCGACCCTACGCAAAAAGAGAGATGGACTCATATTAGCTCGCAGGTCGGGGCATTATTGAGCGTGAGCATCTTCATGCCGCTTGTCGCTGCGTCAACGATGTCATCGTGAGCACCATCGGGGAAGGATGCCGCTTCGTCAAGCAATACTTTGTTCCACGGCGCGCGCACGATGGCGAACTTGCCTTGCTCCGCACGCGCAATGAGCGGCAAGGCGCGATTGATCTTGTCCGTGGTGACTTGGATGGGATGGAAAGCGTAGCCAGCCAGCAGCGGGTCGGCTAAGAGCGTTTGCAGCATCCCAACTTGTGCGGCGACTACTTCCACCCCGGCCCGCACGTCGGGGCCGTCCAAACGTGCTGTTTGCGCTATCAGTCGCACCACGGCAGGCCATTCCATGCGCCCGTGAACCAAGTCAGCCAGGATAACCGTGCCATCGTCGGCAATGCCCACGCGAGCGCCCGCGGTGAAGTCGCTGGTGGTCTTGACCGTGAACGCCAAGTCCCACGACCGCACCCATTGGATGCCGGTCGGTTCTTCGTCCAGGATGCGGATGTCCTCGCGCTTGAACAATGCGCCGGCCAACTGGACGAACTCGGCGTCTATCTCCTGGCGGGCCACGAGCGCCGGCATGTCGCGCTTGAGTGCTTCGATTTCGTCATACGCGATTGTGGGGTTGTCATGCGTGGTGAAGTGGAACGATGCCCAGTCTTTCTCGCCGTCACGACCACGGTTGTAAAGCTCGGTGAAGAAGTTGTAGCCGCGCGGTGTCGAGATGAACCACGCCGAGCCGCGCCGATCCATGAGCGACGGGCGGACGCATTGTTCCCATGTGTCTTGCATCTTGGCGACGTGCGCCGCCTCGTCGAACACCACAAAGTCAATCCCCTCGCCACGTAGGGCGTCAGGTTCTTCGGCGGTGCGGAACTGAAGCCAGCTTCCGCCGATGGCCGAGAAGTCAATCTGGCGGCGCTGCAGGTGAACCGATGCGCCAGGGATTTGCGCGGCCATGGCGGTGCTGAGATTCCAGCCAGCCTGATACGAGTCAGAAGCATAGGACGGCGCAAGCCAGCGGCACTTGAGGCCACGGCTTGCACGAATGAACGCCTCGCTCACGCCGAGGATGCCCTTGCCCCAGCGCCGGCCCGCCGCGATGCACACGAAGCGCGCCTTGCTTTGCAGGACTTCAATCTGAGTCGCGTGAAGCAACGGCAAGCCGATGGTGCGGGAGGTCATACGCTTAACCTGTCAATAATTCATGCGCGTGCTTCAAAATGACGATAGGCGCACCGTCCACGCCGCCAATCTCATGCGTCTCAATAGGTTTACCGTAAGCATAGGCCAGCAACACGCGCGGATCATCCTTGGCCAGCCGGCGAATGATCACGTCGAGTTGCGAGCGCACCACATCTTTGTTGCCGGTCTTAAGGTTGTATTCGTCAGCGTTTGGGTGGTCGCTCTCAAGATAGGCGCGCAGATGCTTGGCGAAGCTGAACATGGCAGCGGGGCGGCCTGGGCCACCCTTCCAACCCGGCTTGAAACTGCCGCTTGTTGGTGGTCGCTTTAGACATTTGGAAGCCTGAAATGCCTGATTGTCTTTCATTAGTTCCTCGGATAAGTCTTTGTAGCGCCATACGTCCACGCGTTCGTGATCGTGTTGGTAACGCTGCTGACGATCTGGTAAGGCTTGACGTAGCCGACGCCGTCCCCGACCGTCAAATTCGTGAACAGGAAGTAACGATTCGTTCCGTAGATCGTCCCGCTCAATGTGTAGGTCGCGTTCAGATCGTAGTTTGTGTTATCGGCGCTGGCCTTGAAACTGAATGCTATTGTGTTGGTCGAGTCGTTCGTGCCCATGCCTGTTGCAACCACGGCAAATGACTTGTAACGCGACACGTCGAGGCAGTTCGTGCCAGTGTAGGTGAGCGTGACGCTGGACTGAATCGTGTTCGTGAAGAACAGATTTGTTGACAGGCTGAAGCTCTGGCCAGCGGCGAGGCTGATCGAGAGCAAAAGCAGTGCGATGATGTTTTTCATAATTCAGTATGGGAATTGTTCGTTGATCTTTTCCTGCCGTTCCGTGCAACCGCACGTCCGGCCAAAGGTTTCCTTGAACCACACCTTGTAAGCATCGCCGCCGATTGGCCCGACGATCCGCGCGAGCGTGTCACCAACTCCTTTGTCATCTGGTGTGCGGAACAGCTTCAAGGTTCTTGCCATGACTCCGAATGGGGACATGGGCCAATTGATTATCGGACGATATTTTTGCAACAAACTGTCATAAGCTTCGGCACTTAGATGAAGATGATCGTCAACTACTTGTCCGCTTGCGATCACCTCTTCGTAATAACCCATCGGTCGGTGGACGGCATTTCCTTTCAATTTTTCGAGCGAGATTATCATGGTGCGGCGGTGCAAGGGCATCCTCCTCCGGTGAGAGCACCTGGGCTTGTGAATCGCATGGTGCCAGCCGAGCGTTGGATATTTGAGTTTGCTACCGCCACCGGATGCGGTTGATATACGTCCGTGACACCGAAAGATGATGCAGTAACGATGCACTGAGTACTGGTTGTGCCAGCGCCATCAATCAAATCCCATTCGGCACAGATTGCCCCGCTGATATTAAAACGGATTGCGACGGAATTTTCGTTGATCCATGAATCGTTAGTCTGGGTTACCACAGGCATAGTGGCGTCGTCCTCGAAAGAGCATGAGTAAGTGGTAAACGATCCGCCAGCACCGCCACTCTGCCACCAAATACCTTGCACCGCGAAGTAAGTCGCAGCGGCGGTTGTGTTCACGGTAATTGCCGGATCA